TTGAGGAGAAAGGTTCAATGGAAGAGGATCGAGGCCTGCGGCTTTATAAATCGAATCATCAAAACGCATTGACTTGACGCCAGCAGCGGAGAAAGCCTCGGCCAGTTCCTTTTCTGTCTTGCCAGTGAACCCGGCCAACTTCTTGATAACATCTTCATAGACTGCACCCGACTCAATAACCCGCTGCATTTGCCAGGCCGCTGATGAAGTCACGTAATCCATCTTCACCAGGCGTCTGACCATATCGGAGATGACACTGTCTTCATACTCGTGATAGAGTTTGAGGATGTTGGTGGGGATTGCGTCGAATTGGGCGGCAGTGAGCAACTATGACATCCCTATTCTTGATTCCAAAACTTCATAATGCCATTTCCAAAATTTACTTACTATCATTCCGAGTTCATAGCAAAAATCTTCATCATTGTCTTTGATGTTTAATCCTGCCATTTGAAGCCATTGAATACAGGCATGTGAGCATTCGTGTGTAATTACACCGGAACCGTAATCACCTTTTACTAAGTGAATTTCACCAATCTCTTTTTGATAGATTGGTTTTATAGTTCCGTCTGGAAATTGTTCACCTTTATATTCATACGGGTGAAAAAATGCATAACACTCCATTTCGCCGCGCGGTGAATAGTCTAAAAACTGTTGACGATTTTCCCAAACCCTGATAAACACACACATTTTATTTTCAAACTTGTAAACAAATTGATTACATTTTTTTAGATCGTCCATCTCTATGCTCCAGGAAATAGATCAACTTCGGGCTGTTCGGCCTGCGCATCGGCCAACCATTTTTTCGCTACCTCTTCAGTCAACTTGTAATTACGCATAAGGAAAACCACTTTGGGCATTGCAGTCATTCCGACCGTCTGGCCATCTTGGGAAAACTGCTTGTCTCGATCGGTTACTAGAGAATCGTCAAAATTATACTCAGCAGTGAAGACCCCGGCAGGTGCGAGCCCTTCAATATCACACCAAGCAGACATCGCGTAAAGCAGTTCGTCTAATGACTTTTGCAGTGCTTTTTGCGTGTCAACAACGGTGGCAGCAGACCGCTGCTTGCTTGATAAAATTTCGGTTGCGGTCTTGTCAACCGTCTCGGGATCGGATAACGTTCCATTCGCCAATCCACATAAAACCTCAATCCGCTTCAATATGTCATTTAATCCAGAGCTTATCATCTCTTGTCTGAAGTCAGGTGACCATTCATCGAATAAACCTTTAGTCTCTCCGATGTTCGCAGTACCGGCCAACGTGCGGATATAATCTTCATCCTGTGGCAAGTAAGGGTTTCCATCATTGTCACGTTTTAGAGCTAACTCATTGACGTACATTTTGCGCTTGCCAGATCGGAATTCCCAAACAAGATTGGTATAAATTTCGTCCGCGTCCTCTAACTGTTGTACGGCTCTTGAAAAGCACGACACGCCAAGAGGCGAGTCAGGGTCATTGTTATTAGCAGCAGGGTATCTGAAATAAGCAAACAAAGGTTTATCAATCCCTTCGATTACCGCTTGCTCTTCAATCACTGCCCAATCTTGTACAACTGTCAATGCAACCTTATTACCCAACTGATTAACATCTGTGCTCTTGAATGCAGCATTCTTAACCATACATTTACCATTTGAGTAATTGTGATATTCTAATCTTGTGTACCACGCATCACCTATTTTTCTACGATCTGCGAACACGCAAGCGGTTATATTACCACTTGAATCATAAGTCACTGGATAAAACGAATTGGCTCCGATAAAATCAACCGCAATCATTCCGTTTTTAGGATACGGCTTCATCATAAGTCCACCGAGAGCGCAACCGAGTTCTACCTTTTCACGCAATCGATCTAATATAGGCTGTAATTGCATTTTGAGAAATTCAGCCCTTGCGCTCCCCTCAATCTCAACTGACATTTCAATAGTGACCGACCTGGCTATTTCAGAGGCAATTGTCGCCCCCAAGTTCAATGAGTGCATCTTTGTAGTCAACCATGGCGATTTATTCTGATAGATGAGGCTCCATGTTTTGAGAGCTTCAGCCATGATACTTGATACGTCAATCTCAATGCCTAACGCGGTTTTAATAGTATCTTTTGTAAACATTTTTGACCACCAATCTCTTATCCAGCTAAGTAAAGACATAAGTTATCCTCAGTCCTCATGACGCATTGGAGCATGCAAAAACTTAGCACGGCGCAGCGCCTGTTCTTTCGTTTTATACGCCCCAGATCTGGGAATGCTGTCTGACAGTCTATTCTGTTCTGCCGGGCAACGGAAAGCGGTGGGGCGCGGGTCAACAACGAATCCCGGTTCGCCGTTTACATTCACTTCATGAATGAACTTTTCATAATTAATCATTTTATTCTCCTGGCTTGCGCCATTGTAGATTCTGTGAATATCTCACAGCGGCGATCGCATCATCCTTTTCTCGTGGATACGCCTCTATAATCTCACCGTCTTTGGTTCTCTCGTAAGCATAATCTGTAAATTCTTCTGCCGTGTAAGGGCATCGTTTAGGGTCAATGACAATCTTTACAAGAGATTGCAGCCACTTCATTGAGTACGTGACCGACCCCGGCCCCTTTTCTGATCCGATTACTTTAGCTCCAAAATCTCTGTAATCTGCAATGCTTTTTGGATCTTCCGAGTCCGCAATGAGTAAGTCATTTTTATTATAACCACTTTCAAGGATAGCATCATACATTTCTCTATTTGATGCTTTCCATTTTCTACACTCGCCAAAGATAAATAATGTGTGTTTTGCAGATTGGTAATAAGTCTTTGCATAGTGAGCAGGGTGAGGGAAGTAGCCGAAGTCTAAACCGTCCTCACTCTCGAATCTCTTGATTTCTTCATCCGTAATCGCTCTAATGTCAAGGTTCTCAAATACCATGTCGCCAAGGCCGTTGACTTCACCCAGGTACTCATGATCGTATGCTTTAGGGTTGACTTCTTTCAGGAATTCAGCTTCATCAATAAACGCCTTTCCTAACCAGTCAGCCGGTACACTTCTGTAATCTGATTTATGCCGCCATTGCTTTGGTTTGGTTACCAAAAGGTATTTATTTACCCAGTTACCGGATGTTTGTGGTGGGTTCCATGACTTGAAAATATACGCCTTGTCAGTGCCACGTATTGCGCTTTGGGTGATACTTCTAATGCTTTCTGCCCCGTGAAATTCCGGTAACTCTTCAAACCATAATATTTTTATCGCTCCAAACGGCGGCTTGATAGATTTGATCTTTGCAGGGTCATCCGCGCCCCTGAAGAATATCTTTTGACCTGTTGGAATATAGGTTATTTCCATCGGATTGTTTATGCATCTGAATTGGTCAGACAAACCCAATAAATTGATACACCACTCAATCTGACTGTAAACGCTTTCACGTAAAGTACCCTTAACTTGTCTTATTACAAGGGCGTGAGCCGTAGGGTCGTTTATCAACAATAAAGGTATTTCAGTTCCAAAGAATGTTGATTTAGTCGAACCTCTACCTCCATATTCTAGGAACTCTGAATACTCGCCAGACAATATAGCCCTGTGAGACGCAAAGAAATCAGGCGCTAACAATTCAGCCGGTAATGATATTTTTCCAACGTCGCTCTTTGCTTCAATCTCTGGTTGTTCAAGCCGATGATACCGCCCCAAAATCTCAAGCGCCGCCCTTGCATCATGTAATTCTACCTCTACCCATTCATCCTCCCAAAGCTCGGCTGTTTTACCCTTCCCCTCTAATCGCCGCGCCCGTTTTGTTTTGATCTTCTTAATCAGATAAAAGTATTGTTCGGCATCAGGATCGCTAAAGTTAAAGTAGCAAAATCCATCCTCTGTTATGCGAATAAACTTGAATGCAGTGCCCCTTGCCATTGCCCCAAGACGCGCCAATATTTCGCTTTTTGGCATAGCCAATTCATCTAGTCTTTTGGATATTTCAGACCTTATGTTATGTTTTGTTAATAGGGTAGACGCCTGGCTTCTACACGAATCATAAGTTGTTTTTGGGTGTAAACGCGAATATGCTTCAGTGCCGTTCATATTGCACCTGAAGTACATATCTACAAAAGCTGTGTCTTTAATTTCTTTGATCTCTTTTGGTGGATTATTTTTGCTTGTTGTAGATTGGGTTTTTTGTGAG